ATGCTGTTGGAGCCAACCGTGTAATCTCCGGAACCTAACCACTTCGACAATGCGGCACCTAAGGAGCTACCGACCCCACTACCAATAGTGGGGGCTCCAACCAAGCTCCCAACGGCACCACCGCCTAGCCCTCCTAGGTAACGCAAAGCGGTACCCAATCTTGTCATCTGGCCCTGTGTGACAGGCTTGCTTGACTTTTTCTTTGGTTTAACGAGCACCTTAATTGGGCTCTTACTTGTTTGACGTCGTTTTACCATATCGCTAACTGGACTCTGTAACGATATTAACCCCGGGACTGTTGACTAGCCACTGCCTATCAACACGTTCGTCACCCAGTTTTAAAATCACGACCTGGTAAAAGAACCGCTCCATCTCCAATTGTTGGTCAGGTGTCACGCCAAAGGCGTAATAAAAAGACACACGTGATCGTGCATCTACCACTGCCTTGCTAACACCATTGGCTAGCCTCAACTGGGAGCGATTCTTGTAAACCTCCTCGATCATACCCGCACTGCATTCTAACCCGTGTCGAACAAATGCTGCATAAAACGACTCGAGAACAGGCACGCCTGATGACAACTTGCCACCACACACACCCACAGCCCCGAGCCACTTGCGGAAGACCGTATCGTTGGGGACACTGAGCAAACAAATGGGGTCCTTCATGATGCATGCATCCAATTTGCGCACCATACGCCACCCGGTGCTCAACTGCACCGGACGCGTTTGACAAAACTCGACCCTTTCAAACTCATCCACCGTGTCCTCAACGGTCATGGCAAACCCCTTTCCTTGAAACCAACTACTGAGACCAATACGAAACTGGTCTTCCTGTCGCTGATCTAAGAACACTACGCAATCATCACCATTGTTGGCAAGTTCCAACTCAACCCCACTAACGCGCGCATACTCCCAAACGAGTGCGCACATGATGATACAATTGCCTAGCGAAGTGTTCAAATCGCCAGAACACCTAGTTCCCTCCATCGAAAACTTTACTGTCCCATCAACCGCACGCGCCAATCCTCGGTTGCGCAGCTGTTTACGCAACAACCAGCGAAGCTCCCTGCTCCCGGGAAACAGCGCCTCGTAAAAGGAATGCTCGTAGCGCAAAGCGGGTACCGACACATGCATATCAAACTTGCTAGCGTCAAGGCCAATGGCAATAGGCCGGGCGAACCGGTCCCACTTGTGTCGCAAGATTGTAGCTGCATCATCCGCGTTGAAGCCTTTGATAACGGTCGCACGTGTGCGCGCCCCAAAAGCCTTGTTGATGGCACGAAAATAGTGGTGCTCGGCATGTTTGAGGTACTTGCCAAGACGAAGGTTAAATCGAGTGCTCCGCGGGTTAATTCCCCGCGGTGCCTTCTCGACGTCCTGCTTCTCAAACTTGACAAACATTGACACAAGCGCATCAATGTCGCTGAGTGGAGTCTGTTCTAAACTGTGCAAAGCCTGCTGATACAGGCGCCGTTTTGGGCCGTGGTAAGAGTCAACAACTTGCTGACTGGTCAACACGGGCAAATTAGGCATCTTTGCAACCACTCGAGCCCTGAACTCAGAGAGCCCAGGTGTACTGTAGCTTGAGGGACCAACCGCGAACGCGGGCCGAAAGCCTTCCCCATCCTTGCAGAGAAAGTACCGTTCTACAAGGGCGCGTTCGATGGTGTCCACACTGTTATTGTAAACTCCCAGGTTGTGATCTGGGCCAAACCCCGTGATTACAGAGAACTCACGTTGTTTGATTGACAGCCCGTTACGGCGCACGCACAACGACCCCTTACATTCGGCAGCCACACGCGCTCGGAGCGCGGCAGCCACTTGAGTTTGGGACCCGTACACCCTCACCGGGCGCCCCTAGCAGACAGCCCGCGGCACAGATCCAGTTGGACTAACCTCGTCCAACCACTTGATCCATGCGGGCAATCTACGCCGTGACGACGCAAGGTCGTCAAGGACGCTCTCTGTGAACACTGCATTCATGACATGCCCCTGGTGTAAGACAAT